GTTCAGACAACTATATTATTCAATCAGATAAACTACCAAGTGATGCCGCAGACCCAACACTCATTGTGTATCGTGGTCTAAATTATTCATTCTCACTTGATGCCCTAGGTCATCCATTATACATCACAACTGATGATGGTACTGGGTTTGTCTCTGGTAGTTATGTTGGTGAATACACAACCAACGTTTCTGGGTCTCGTACTGACGTAGGTACTATGCTATGGACAGTTGACGCAACAGCACCAGACACACTATACTATCAGTGTGGAAATCACGGCGCAATGCGAGGTGTAATTGAAGTTCGTGACCAGGGTGTTGCCGTAGGTGGTTTGACTAATGATGGTAATTACAATCTACAGCGTGTAAATGATTCCCGTCTAAGTGTTTCTCAAACAGTTGCAACAAACGCAGAAGGTACTACTGCATCTGTTGGTAGAGCAAACAATCAGACAATTACAGAATTTATTGATATTCAAACTGCATTGGGTGTTACTCCAACTGCCGCTACAATTACTGGTGTTGAATATCGTGGTGACTTTGGTGGTAGGAACGAATATGTCTTGATGTCTTTTGAAGACGGTGAGCAATTCTTCATCGGTCAAAGAAATGGTGTTGATAGTTCTGTCTTCGCAAAAGACGAATTCTTCCCAACAAAAGATGTAACTTCACTACTAGTCGATAATGGTGGTAATCTAGGTGTCAACGTAACATTTGACCCAACTTCACAGATTAACTTCTCACCATCTGGTATGGCAAACTGGTGGGATATTCGTTTCACTGTTATTGGTGATAGTGGTTCAGTTGTACTTGCCGCCGGCGGCACAGGTCTACAAGAATTTGTTGTTGAAAGTTTGACAGGCGCATATGATGGTGTATTTGAAATTATCGATGTTCCACAAACAAATAAATTTGTTGTTAAAACAGACTTCACAATTCCAAAGCGTGTATATTCAGTAACAAGTGCTGAAGTAAACGCAACAAGTGATGTAATTACATTTGCAGACCCACATAACTTGGTCCCAGGTGAATTTATTCAATATGATTCGAGTGTAAATGAACAAATGATGAGTTTGGAAGCATTTTCTGCTCGTGAAGGTTTGTTCAACGTCATTGTTGTAGATAACTCTTCAATCAAACTCGCTGATAGTGCGCTATCTGCATCACAGGGCATTTCGATTGATTTGACTGTTCCTGCAGGAACACACACACTTACATCAACAAACGTTATTAAAAACTCTGCTGGTGAAGGTCTTGTAAGCACTACACTAGGAAGCAAGAGGATTACAGGAAACGGTACTACATTCTTGACTTCATTCAAGCGTTTTGATACGATTTACGTCACAGAAGCATCACAAACAAATGCATATACTGTTGATACTATTACAACAGACACAAATATGACAATTTCTGAAGATGCTGGTGCCCAATCTTCAATTACAGGCGCAGAATACTTCTACCCAACACAGATTATGTTGCGTCCTGATGGATTCTCACTACACAAGTCATTTGACGGTGGTGTTGATATTACTGCGGGTACTTCACCTGACAGTAAGATTATTCGTCAGTCTCGTAAATACTTCAGATATCAGTCTGGTAAAGGTATTCAGAACTCATTCGCTATCAACTTCAATCCACCAAAGATTGTACAACAGTTGATTAAAGCACAAGGTGATGTTGCTACTGTTACAACACAAGAAGCGCATAACCTAAAAGTCGGTGATGAGATTAAAATTGAAGGTGCAGTCACATCTTATGGTAACAACCCATACAATGGTCTATATAACGTTGCAACAGCACCTGATGAATTCATATTCACATATCAGATGAGTGAAGCACCTGACCAAGCGAAAGCAGAAGGATTCCCAACATATGTAAGAACAGGCTGGGAAGATAGTTACATTCGTGCAGGTATGTTTGATGACCAAAACGGGTTCTTCTATGAGTATGACGGCAATTACCTACATGCGGTAAGACGTAGTTCTACACTACAGTTGGCGGGTTCTGTAAACACAACTCGTGGTTCACATATCATTACAGGTAATAACACTTCATTCACTACTCAGATTTTCAACGGAGATTCCATTGTTGTTCGTGGACAATCTTATAAAGTAGTTGAAGTTTCATCTGACTTGAGAATGGTAGTTCAGCCTGCATATCGTGGTGTCACTGCTAAGAGTGTTAAGATTACGAAGACAATCGATACAAGAGTACCACAACACCTATTTAACATCGATAAGTGTGATGGTAAAGGACCATCAGGTTTTGTTCTAAACTTGAACAAACTACAGATGGCATATGCAGATTACTCTTGGTATGGTGCTGGTAAGATTAGATTTGGTTTCAAAGACCAAAAGGGTCACGTTGTTTATGTGCATGAATTTAAGCACAACAACAGATTGAATGAATCCTACTTCCGTTCAGGTAACTTGCCTGGGCGCTATGAGATTGAAAACGGTCCAAATGCAACTACTGCACCAACACTGTTCCACTTCGGTACTTCAATCATCATGGACGGTACATTCGATGACGATAAAGCATACCTCTTGACTGCTAACTCTCGCCCGTTTGCATTCACTAACGGTTCATCATTCACATTCAATACAACAGCGATTTCTACATTCGATGTTGTAACTTTGAATGGTCGCCGAGTGTTTGTTTATAGTGCTGGTGTTTCTGCCTCTGATGCTCAGACTGTTAAAGTAGGTACACTTGTTCGTGACCCAAGCAACAATGCCCTACCAGAAGGTACATACATTACGCAGGTTAAAGTTGATGGTGCTAACTCTAAGGTTTACACATCATGGCCTGCAACTGCGACAGAACCGGGTGGCGCAAACTTCCCAGATATTCCTTCATCAACTACATTGACTTTGGGTGAAACAACACCTATCGAATTGACACAGCCTATTCCGCTAATCTCAATTCGCTTGGCACCTTCAGTAGATAGTTCATTGACAGGTAAGTTGGGTGAGCGTGAAATTATTAACAGAATGCAAATGGCTTTGAAGCAGGCTGGTGTTACTTCTAACGAAGACGTTGAGATTTTCCTAATTCTTAACGCACTACCATCACGCTTGGACTTTGTAAATGCTGATAAACCATCACTTTCAGAATTGATTGAACACGTTGCTGGCGATACGCTACAAAACGGTACAACAATCTACTCACTGAAAGCATCTGCTGGTTCTGTTGAGATTGACCTTGCAGACATTCTTGAACTTGGTAACTCAATTCTAGGTGGCGACGGTATCTTCCCAGCGGGTCCTGACTTGTTGACACTTGCAGTTCAGCCACAATCTACCACAGGAATTGCCGCGGCAACACCGTTCTTCGTAACTGGTAAGATTACTTGGACTGAATCCCAAGCCTAAGAAAGCAAAGAGAGAGGGGGTTAAACCCCTCTCTCCATATTTGCTAGTGGTGGTTCTTTGTGAACTAAATATATGTAGATATGTAAAAACTTAGGACAGGAAAAGATTATGCCAGCACCAACAGATAGAGCAACCTTTAAAGAATATTGCCTTCGTAAGTTAGGCAAAGGTGTCGTGCAAATCAATGTCTCAAACGAACAAGTTGAAGACCGAATTGATGATGCACTAGAATACTTTCAGGATTATCATTCTGACGCTACAACTCGCACATACATTAAGCACGAAGTAACTCAAGCAGAAATAGACCAGGCATATATCACACTAGATGATGAAGTGACCTCGGTTGTTCGTGTTTTGAGTATAGATGATGCTTCATCATCTTCAAGTATGTTTGATGTGCGATATCAAATGCATCTAAATGATGTTTTTGACTTTACTTCAGTAAGCGCAAGCGAATTTACTACTATGCGTGGGCATCTATCAATGCTAGATGACCTATTTAATGGTGTTACTCCAATTCGCCACGAAAGACATACAGACAAATTGATGATTGACTTCTCGTGGAAAGATAATCTAAATGTAGGTGATTATATTATCATCGAAGCATTTAAAATCTTAGACCCTACTGTAAATACTCAGATTTGGAATGATAGATTTCTTAAAGAATATGCTACTGCACAGATTAAAGAGCAATGGGGTATGAATGTTTCTAAGTATGAAGGCATTCAATTGCCAGGTGGCGTGACTATGAATGGTCGTGCAATACTAGAAGAAGCAAAGCAAGAAATCACAGAATTAGAAGAGCAAATGCAATTGAAGCATGAATTGCCAGTTGACTTTATGACAGGATAATGACACATGGCAACAAATCAGTATTTCAATTTTTACTCAAACGTAGAAGAACAATCTCTTACAAATGACCTTGTAGTAGAAAGTCTTCAAATTTACGGACATGATGTACGCTATCTACCTCGTGAATACACACACGTTGATGACATTTTCAATGAAGTAAAGAACTCGACATTCGACACTGAGTTTACTA